CGCCTAATCTATTTATAAACTAGGTATCAAGGCGGTGGCTAGTCCACACTTTTGATACCAGACATAACATTAAGTCTTAAGACATGCCAATGTTATGTTTATCGTTTATTTCGGGTTTTTATAATACACACTATACATCCCATACGTGTATGACCCATGGCTACAAGACATTTACATTAAATAGCCACTTATATATTTTAATTTGTTTCATTTATTTGAAACTTCAGGAATTTTGAAAGAAGAGATATTATATCTAAAGGCGAATTTGAATTTCAAATGTTCATTGATATAAGTTTTCAAAATTAACCTTTTCTCTTCTCCAGTTTTCGAAAAATTTGCACACTTCTTAAGCAAAGTTTTCAACCAATAACTATTATCAACATCTAAATAAAAGACAGCATCCACTTGATCATTAACCTGCATGTCGGTTAAAGTCATGTCTTTTATAGCAAAGTTGATTCTTTGGAAGTTATTCACGTGATAGTATGCAAATATTGTATTAATATCAAAATTTTCAAAATAACCCATTTTGTACCTTATGAGAAATTTTAAGACTTTTGATATATCGTACATTATTGTTTTTACATCAAAGTCATTGAGAACAGGAAAGTAGAATTGTTTATTCTGCTTAATTTCTTCTTCATCATGACCAGAATCTCTCAAAACTTTGAAAGTAGATGAATTCTCACTGAACAGAGAAACATCAAAAGTGTTTAAGGCTGCATAAGTCATTAAAGCCTCACAACATAGCAAATTATGCTCTAACTCTGCGACAGTATAACGTTTAAAATCATTAGTCACATTCAATACTTGATTGATGTTACTAGCAATTCTATCATTCGTCATAGTGGAACTCCTTGATATGTCCTGATCTCTTACTTGATCATCGCTTGGTAGAGTGAGATCAAAAACGTTCGACGTCATTTTTACGCTATTTGATTCACACTCACTATCGAACGTTTGTGTTTGTTAGAGAGATTGACATACATTCTTTGAGATGTGATGGCTAATTGTTCTTCCTCACTAAGCACGGCCTTATCAACTTTCAAAAAATCACAAGCCATATATGCAAATTCAGGTTTGATACCTCTTTTTTCTGCATTTTTATATGGCCATAGTAATTGTCTGTCTCTCAATAATTTTAAAATCTTATCACTCCTTCCAGCCAATACTGTTCTCTCAACATTACAAGGGAAATTAGTAAGGCTTTGAAAAAGTCGGGAATGTTTTCCTTTACTTAAGATTCTAATAGCTCCATCCTTATTTCTCCAATGTATAAAGTTTTTCCTGTCAGTGGTGCTATTCTTTGACGTACAAAAGGATACTGCAAATTGATATATTATAAATTCAGCCTGATCTTCTGGAAAACCGAGACGAACATAATATTCGACCATCTGATTAAACAACCTATCCTCAGTATCTTTACCCAGGACGGAACTTCTAATGGAAATAAAATTTTTGTTGAGTTTAAAACCCCCAATATCATCACCATCAGTTTTAACTTCATTGTTATTTCTGCTTGGTTCTACTGGGACAACTTCTGTCGGAGTTGATTCAGCGGGTAACGGAAGTGGGAGGAAAAGATCTTTAACTTCCTTCACGTTACTTAAAGCGACTTCAACTTTAGACTTAATATCTTTAGCACCCACATTGAGATTGCTTAATGGAATATTATCTATGGTGAAATTAGCGACCGATCCATCAATAATTATTTTTTCTATGTTACCAAATCCAACAATTCTCTTTAAATTAGATGTGTTGAACAATTTTGTATTCAAATCAAGAATTTGAATTTCAAAACCACATCTTATAAATTTAGTTTGAATAGGTAATCTTAAAGAATATAAAAATTTACGTTGAGCTGTTACATCTATTACATCATTATTCTTAAAATCAAGAACAATTTCGTAAACCTTGTAACCATCAGATAAAGGAACGTCAGTAAGAACTCTATCAAGATTGGATTGATATTTTCCTTTCCCGTCTTTAGTATAGAAAATTCTAAAAACATCATTACTTTTGTGTTTTTCAGAATTGTCTATAAGAAGTTCTAACATATTCTTACTATCCCCATACCAGATTTGAAAAATGGTTCTAATGTTACTATGAGATACACTAGAAACCCTGCCCAACAAAGAAAATCTTTTACAACTAACAGAAGACATAGAGGTGGTGTGGTAAATTCGTACCACATCGCGAACATCTTCCACTATATCTGTCGGCTTCACATCATCCAAAGAAATGGATTTGTCAACTTCTTTTTCTCTTATATCTAGATCTTCTATATTATTAAAAGATCCTAGAGAAAGAGCTATATTAGTTAAAATTTTTGAAGAAAATTTTTGTATTGAATTTATTATCTCTACATCGATTTTCCATTTATCAAAGTAGTTCCCGTCCACTTTACAATCCTTAATTATTGAACTGGGATCTATAAACTTACTAACATAGGATTTTTCTTTACTAATCATAAATCCATCAAGTGGTATAGAGAGAAGTAAGTCTAAAGATATAGGAAGGAAAGATTCTTTAATTAAATAACATTTCCAACCCTTAATCTTAATCTCCCATCCATTAGATGTTTTTAATATTGAAAAGGAATTGTCTCCATTCCATTTCAATTGTCTGGGTTTTTCTATTATTGTATAAGCAGATTGCCAAAAACCAGTATTAATTTCTTTAATAGACTGATTGGCATTATCTTTAAAATTACAACTATAAAGAACATAACCCCTCTTCAGATTTATTCTAACGTAAAAGGAAGTTGCAGATCTGTACACATTATCATTATAAGGTACAGCGAAAGTTAATTCTTTAAAGTCAACACCAACGAAAGAGAACGTTTGATTGAAGGTCAGTTTTGAAGCTCTACCTGACAAATTCTGATCTTCATCATCACCGTCAAACTCAGGTGTGTACTCAATTGAAGTCTGCTGCGAGTTGATTGACATTATAAATCTGTCTATTTTTCTTATTCATCCTTGTCGCAGCTTGCCTCTGAAGGTAATTAGCGGCTAGATCATCATCACTGATATTCGTTTTGCAACCATTCAAGAAATCAGCTGTTGAATTCCAGTACTGAGCAGTGGTACCATGCTTCGCCGCTAGATGACCATCGGAATCTAGTTTTGCGGCCGCGCTTATTCTTGCTACCACATCTTCATTTCTTTTCAAATACCTTCTGATGGGATTTGGCACTTCAGGAAAGTTTGATTTCATAAAAGTAATGAAATCGGCTGTTCTCCAAGTGAAAGTAGTCCCATTGTGCGTGAAAGTATTGATTAAATGAATTTGCTTACTGTTCTTTGTTGATGTCGACTGGTTTTTCATCGCTAAAATTAACGAGCAAAAGAAAGCCAGAAGAGAAGTTTCATCAACCCCCATTTTTACAACGGTGCCGCAGAAATCTTTCATTTTTAAATTGAATTTTGTGTTCTGTTCATCATTTAACGTGTCACCTCTTTCGGCAGAAACTTTTATATTTTTAAACATTTCTGGGTCATACGTTTCTTGACTGGTAATATCATCTCTCCTAGTTATATTTTTCAACATAGAATTGATAGTATCATCCCTTCTAGAAACATTTGCAGAACCATCATCGGCATTCACCTGACGTTCATTAACATCATTCGGTAATTGAGGAACAGAGTTTTGGTTATCATCACCGCCTGACATCTTTATTTACAGAAAATAGTAGTTGTCTTACCAAATCTGTTAACTTTAAGAAATCTAACAATTCTTCTTTGGGTACGACAAAATCGCTTTTAATATTTCGAAAGCTTAGGAAGTTGTCGTTGATCACTCCCAACAAAACGTCTGTTATAGACGGATTTGTATTACCAAAAGAATTATAAAGTTTTAAGAAATCATTAATTCTCTCAAGACTATAATCTTTCACAAACTCCTCACTATCCATCTTATACAATCACTATTCGCCTCGTCCGATCTCTCTGAATGAGATTCGGTTAAACGACGAAGTGTAGTGAAAGACGTGACTTCTTCTTCTGACATATACCTCAATGGTATTTGCTTGAAGAAATCAAATCTCATATAAGGTAGAATACCAGGAACGTAGGAGAACAACCCAGGATTGAAATTTGCGGTTTTATAGAGATTCATTGCTCTAGCCGCTCTTTCATTAGCCCAAAGTCTTAAAACATTCTTACCGACAAACTCTCTATACTTACCCACAACTCTATTAGTTACGAATGTGTTCAAATCATCCATATAGAATCGTGTCATCATATTACCAAACTCAGCACCTACCTCTTTATGAAGAGTAAGTCGTTTGATATTGGTAGTATGTTTTCCAAGTATGAAAAGCAGTCCGTCCAGAATTTCCATGTCAGATCCTCTAGATACAGGTCGCAGAAACGACAATATAGCATCTGTAGCAAAACCATCAACTTCTCTAGGAAGTGTGTTGCAATTGCTTTCACATGCAACACTCATCTCCTTCATGATGTAATTGCTTAATATAGATGGGTCCGCTAATACCTCCACAACAGACTCTTTCGGTAACTTAAAATAAATCCTTTCCTCGTCAACTTTACAATCAATCAGAAAAACTTCCCTGACAAACTTCTTAAAATCAGGAGTTAATTTCTGAATGGCCAAGAAATTATCTTGGAAACCTTTAGATGTAGTAGTCAATTTATCATATGCATTCATAAAAAATGCAACTATGAGTGGGTTGTCTCTGAGATTTGACAGGTCAGTTTTTGACGTCACAGAATCTAAGAATATATTCAATATTCTCTTATTAACGTCAATTTTTGCCTTTCCTGCTTTGGTGTTATTGAATTCGAGAAATCTTTTAAATATATCGACACATTTGATAAATAATGCGTTTTGTGATATACCTTCACCAATGCCCCCATCTTCGGCCTTGGTTGTTATCTCGAATCCCTTAATACTGCCTGCATCTAACTCTTTTTCATCTATAAATTTCCCTTGAGAATTGCAAACCCGATAAAGTGACAACAGCCTTATCTCATTTGCATTAGGGTATTGAGCCTTTATGTCCTCTTCGGTGTAAGTACAACCTAGAGACTTATTAGCTTGCAGATATTCATTCATAGACTTATCGTAGAAAGGTTTCATCTCAACTTCAGACCTCTCCCAGTTGAAATCTGCGAAAAAGTTTTCTGGATTATACGCAGTTTTCTTAAGGTACTCAGGTCGAACCTTATACAAATAAATTATTGCTAATTTAATTATAGCTTCATTATCATCAATAGGAACTATAATAACATCCCCTCTTTTATAATAACTACTCCTAAATTGAACAGCCCCCTTAGCACCGACTGTTCTATATAAGTTATTATTCTCAGTCACATAATTAGCTACCAAATACTTATTGATAGCTTTTAACTCTTCATTAATATCCGTCTTTTTAAAAAAGAAAGATAAAAATCTTTTAACCGACTGATTTGAAAATATGTCTACCATCTTTCCTTAATGTAAGGTAACTCCAACAGTATATCTGTTAACAATTTCGGATCTTCAGTCCTTATCACTAAGATTTGGCCTGAGAAACTTGAGTTATCAGATAGGTAATAACTGTTGAAACCACCAAACATCTCCAAAAGAAGTAAAACCACTAAAGCCATTATTTACCAGAATTAAAATTTTTGTTAAATTTTACTAATTCGGAATATAAGGCTTTCAGAGAGGTTGCTTTAGCTAACTCCTTCTCCAGAATAGTTGGAGTCTTAAGATAGTTAAGATATGTTTTATACTTACTATCAAAATAACTTATAATTGATAGTAGTGTTGCTGACTCATCAATTGTTGATAATTGGGTTAGCTGTAAATCCAATTTCTTAATTTTTTCAGTTAATGAGAATGTGTTCGGAAGTAATTTTTCGACCTTAGTATCCTCGTTCTTCGCATATAGATACAATATACCATCTATACTATACTTATAAACAAAGGTAAGAGTCTCACCAATTTTGACATGGTTCCGAGTGTCAAGTTTGGCACTGACCAACCAATCGTTATTAAGTACGAAGAGGTCTGATCCTTCATAAACATTAACAATAGTATTGAAATGTGAAGTGACCATCCTAGGGTCGTATTTCGTATAGGGTATTGGCATAGGTTTGGTGACTATGACCTTAGGATTTGTATACATATACAAATCCATTAAAGGGTGAGAATTACAATCTATGTAAGTCATAGAACCTGAATCCTCTTGAGCATGTTGCATAGAACAGCCATAAGACACTGATGATCTTAAGTCCTTGTCTATTACACATTGCAACCCTTTACTATTGGCATACCTTGTCACGTCTTGTTGAATCTTTTTCAACAAAGACGACCCGCCTACCATAAATAAAGCACCTTCCGTTAATTTCCTTCTAGAAACAAGATTGTCTAGAATTCTTATGCTTCTATCACTAAAACTTTCTATGCAATTACTAAGGTCCGTTTTAGTGAAATTAACATTAACTATATTCCCTTGTACATCGGAAGCAGTGAAATTGGATTTATCCGAATTGTTCACTTCTTCCTTGATAGATGCAAGGAAATCTGAAGACAGAGGTATTTTAAGTGAGTGTTTCTTCATGATGTATCTTGATATTGCATTATCAATATCCCTACCACCAAGAAACGAATCTCCTTCAGTATCAGCCACGGTAACAACTTTGCCGTCTCTAACAATCAATGAAGTATCGAAAGTCCCTCCACCAAAATCATACATTAGGAAGTACTTGAACTTTGGATATTTCGATACCGAATAGATAGCGGCAGCGGAAGGTTCGTTAATTATCCTCCTCAAAGAAAAATTTAACGAATCACATACGGATTTCATGAACATGCGCTGTTTACACTTATAATCCGCAGGTACAGAGACATTAAGACTAACAATATTCAAATTGTCAGTCTTTGAGAATAACCTAACCATTGTCTCTATATATAAAAGGATCAACTGTTTCACCGTGTATCTACAGGAAAAACCCCTATTTATGCCAGTAAGATAAACATCATTATCTATCAATTCGGCAACATATTGAGGCCTAATTTTTCTCCTGATGATTTCAAAGTTAATCCTATCAACTCCGACCCATCTCTTTAGATCATAGAAGTAACAGTTAGATACTTCCGATGAATCTAAAACTTGGGCAGCTCCTCCTATGATGACGTCATTTGATGACGTTATTGCCAAACATGTAGGAACATACTCAGAGTTATTAATCTTCAGTACATGCATAACTCCATTAACATAACTTGAGATAGTACTGAATGTTGTACCAAAATCTAAACCGACCTTGGCTTCCATAATTTTCAAAACTAAAATTTTTGTTGATGTTAAACTTTTCTAAACAACTTATCAAAATGTCTGTATTCATAACGAACACAGTTATTGATGAAATTAGAAAATTAACAAAGCATCAACATAATTATTCGAAATGGGATCTAATAAATAAATTCTAAACCTATTACGGTTTCCACTTCTTAAACTCTTTCAAGAATAAGACGTACTTTATCCCAAATTCTTTACAAAGAAAGTATTTGTTATCAAAGGGAAAAATCCCAGGAACAATTAATACAATCTTCTGTATTTTTAAAGATTTCTCTTACAAACTAATCAACATAGATCAACGACAAAGCGAAGATCACATTTCCAGTAAAATTTTTCTTTTCACCACGTTGAAAATGCTAATGTTGATTATAAGGAGATGATACTAATAATACTAATAAAATTTTCTAAAAATTTTTCATTAACTAAGAGTATCATATACAAAATCCACTTCAAAAATCATAGAAAGGGGGTATATGATCCCACTTTACGATAGAAGAGGAGGTGCCCAGTTTCCTGAAGAGAGGGCCTGGACGGGCCCCGCGCGATGAGGTGCTATTAGCCGCTCATCTTTCAGCAGTCCTCCTTAAATTAACCGCCGAAATTGCTGTGGGTTGCCTGTGCGTTGTAACGTGCGCTAGACGAGTTTAGGGTAGAGGCAAGGAATGTAGTTTTGCTATATGTATCAAGTCTATGCTATATTGTGTTTATATAATAGGCGTGATATATATAAAGAAAAAGAAAAAGGAAAAACAGAAAAAGAAGAAGACCTCACACTCTCATGCGAGGGGATGTCAAGACATCAGAGATGCGTTGACGAGTCGGTGTTTTCCAACTCCGACAAAAGTTGTTCTTTGAGACGATCGGCCGCAGCCTTAGCCTCGTGGAAAAATCAAGTCGTAACCGAATTTTTC